ATCTCACCACCGGCACCGCTACCACCCGGATTATAAATCATATCCGAACGACCAAAGTCAGCGATATTGCTGCCAGTATAAGTTCCTGCAACATTTATGCTTGTACCGGCACCTGTAGTATCTGTTTGACCAGATGTGTCTGTTCTAGTTGTGCCTGTACCACGTGTACCAACTACAACTCCAGTTCCACCACCAATACCCGCACCACCACCTGCGCCGCCACCGGCACCACCATCCGTGCCTGTACCGCCCGTTGTTTTTGTCGGAGTACCAGTCTGTGTAGCGTTATTAGGCATCGGCTTCATCGGCTTGCCATTGATAAATGGCATGTAGAAGGTTTTGCCTTCAGCATCGTTGAAGTAACGAATGTCAAGCGCAGGATTCTTCGGAGCCTTTTCCAAATCGTAGTAGCTAGGATTGACGAAGCCGCCAGTATTGAACGCCATTTCAGTTTGTCGACCAGTTTCTTCTTGGTCAACTTCCTTCATGATGTCGTCAATCTCGCTTTCGAAATCATCGTCTTCTTCGTAGGTGTCATCAGCAGCATCACCGGCTTCTTCAGCATTGCCCATCTGACCAATGTCATTCATGCGAGCAAGACCCTTCTTAGCCTCATCACGCATCTTCATCAGCCGCTCAAGACCAATGAAACGAACGACGTCAGCCGGAATGACGAACTCACCCGGAGACAACTTCGCGTCGACGTCATCCCTGACCTCTTCGGCAAGCGATCCGGTGGGCACGTCATTGCCGCTGACAGGATCGACGTCTTTGCCGTCGTCCATCATGCCGCCTTCGGCAAACAACTTCTTCTTGTTTGTAGTGATGGCACCAACGCCAACTTTACTACTACGTTTCTTTCCGAAGCCCATTGATTTCGTCCTTCAGTTTTTTGAGCGCACTTAGCGCCATCACTGCGCCTTGAGCGCGATAGATTTCCTGCACATCAGAGGACTGCTCAAGCTTGCGTCGATGATTGTCAACATGCTGATCAATCATTGACACAAACGCATCCCATGTATGAAATTGCGTCAGTACCGTCAGTTTGCCAAGATATTCTTTGTTCTTCATTGCATCGGGGGTCGCGGTTGTTGCGGTGCAGCGCTAAAGCCCTGCTCGCCCGGAGTAGGTGCTGTACCTACACCAATGTTACCACCACCGCCACCACTTGTGTCAGACACCGGCAGCGGTTGTTCACCACCCGGTGCAGCAGGCATAGCCGGTGCAGGCTGCATCTTCTGCAACAGCAACGCTTGCTTCGCTGCCTCTTCCATGTCGTTAGAAACCAACTCGGGATCAAGATCCATCGACTTAGCGATTTCCTTGACGATGTAGGGCAGCTTAGCAAACGGAGCCAACACAGGGTTCTGCACCACTTGCAGGAATTGCAACAGACGCTGACTACGCACTTCGTTAGCCATCAGCGACTCGGTGCCGCGAGCATTCACTTCCAGATCGCCTACGATTTCAGGATCGGGATCAAACTGCATGTTGAAGCTGAAGAATGCTTCACCCAACGGACGCAGCAGATAGTCGTCCATGTTCTTGATGACGGTCTTGATGTTGACGCTTGCCGCATTCATCAACATGGAGATGCCCGACGACGTGCGACCAACACCGCTCACACCAGTTTGGCCGTGAGCAAACGACGGCATGCCGGTAGATTCGTCAGCAAGTACACGAGCCTTGTCGAACAGTTGCAGATTGGTCTGAGCCACATTAGGGAACGACGTACCAAACAGCGCTTGACCGGGTGCGCCACCTTGACGACGGAACACTTTGCCGGGATAGACATTCATGTCTTGACCGGGGACGAGGTTGGTTTCGTCAATCTCAAAAACGAGATTGCCCGACAACACAGCGTTGTCCACAGCAAGGCGCATGAAGCCGTTCATCAGCGTCTGCGTGTCGTCCATGTTCTCGGCAACGCCGACGCCGAACATCGAATACGGATTCAGTTCGTACGGGACGACATAGTACGGAATACGAGCAGGCTTAAAAGGATTGAGGACAAGACGTATGATCTTGCCACCGCTGAACCAGATGTTTGCCTGCAATTCAACGCTGTCCTCAAACTCTTCGGGGATGTCGATTTCGTTGTCTTTGAGCATCTCGACGTCGACAGCGCCCCAATACTCCAACACTTCCCAACGCTCAACGCCCATGTTGGGTTCATAGTCACTAAGATCGTCTTCCCAATACTCTTTGGTGTAGTTGGGGCCGTCTTGAATCAGAGCGTCAATGACTGACTTGCGGAACATCGGACGACGCTTGAGTTCAAGCATCTGCGTCTTGCTCAGCTTATGACGCTCAATGAAGTAGGAAGACTCTTCAACGTTGTTGGCATCGGGATCGACATAGCTGTTCCAGACGCTAACGTGTTGAGCCTTCGGCATCACCTTCATAATGGGCTTGTACTTGCCGCCTTCCCAACGGGGATATTCCTTGTCAACGGCGAATGGGCCTTTCATAATGCCGGTGCCGAACAGGGCGCATTCAAAAGCCGTAGAGCGCAGATGTGTTGCCGCCTTGCTTTCGTCAAGCTGATCACGAATCTTCTTATCCATCTTCCGTGCAGAAATTTGCGCGGGAGAGAACGTGATTTGTGTCGGCAGCTTGCCTGCGCCTTCCTTGACATTCAGTCCTTTGAAGGCATTCTTCATCGATCCCAACAGATCGGCAATGCGAGTGCCGGGAGGCAGCGGCTTGCTGATGTCAATTTCTGGAGAAACGGGTTGACCTTGTGCTTTTTTCTGTTCTTCGGCAACATCGATGTGAACATGCTCGGCAATGCCAATGGGCTGCGGTGTCGGATCGACAGAAATCGGAAACTTGCTGCCGGAAAACAGCACGTCAATGAGTTGACCATACGCAGCCAACACTTTTGTCTTCGTAACTTTGATGAAAACACGGGACTTCTCAGTCTCTGTGAACTTCATGTCGGGGCCATAGATGCCACGATAGTTGCGATAGGCGCGAAGCCAACGTTCTTCATCGTAACGACGAGCTTGCTTTGAGCGATTGAATCGCTCTTTGACGAAGTTAACCAATCCGCCGCCAGAAAACGTCGTTTCTCCGCTGTCGTCAGGCAGACCTAGCGATTTATCGTCAATAAAATTTTTGTCGTCACGAATAGCCATAATTAAGTCCTATTCAATATCCAAAGACAGGATCGGCAGGGGTTATACCACGCGATTGCTTAGATGGGTCAAAATCAAAGATATTTGCACTGCGAGGACGACTCATTACTCCATAACGCAGGGCGTCATAGGTGTGGTCATTCTTCACTTTCGTGTCAATATCTTCGGGATTTGCCTTGTCCAACGGGATTGTTGGTAGATCTGCAATGAGTTGAGTGCAGTTTTCGAAGATTGTCATGCGCGGCTGATTGGTGTAGGAATCAATCTGAAGCCTGCGATGGATTTCGTTCTTGCCTGCGACACGACTGCCTGCACTTCTGTCAGAGGGTCGCCACTTGCAGCCTTTGACGATCATCCGTTCTGCGATAGATGGGCCGGTATCGCCACGCTTATGCCAACAAGAGCTATCCAGAACACCATATCGGATGCGTTCACCCGACTCCATGCTCAAAATCATTTCTGCCAAATCTTCGGCAAGCACTTTTGTAACATAAAGCTCGCGATAAACGACAAGAGATTCGTCAGGTGCAACAGCAAACCAGACAACAGCAGTGAAACTCCCATACCCATAGTCACAAGCACGAAACCTAGCCCAGTCAGAGGGAATAGAATAAGGTTCAACCACGTGAATTGAGCGCTTAAACTCCGGGAAAGCGGCACCCTCAGCGACATCCCAATCTCCTTCTAGCAGTTGGCGTCGCTGATGCTCTGGCAGCGACAAAAGCATTGTCTCATAGTCACCAGATTTGGTCAAATATGGGTTGTCGGATAGTCTGGCGGGTATAAACCGACGCTTAAACAGCGGTTGACCCGCTTTGCTATGTCCTTCCGGGTACACCATACGATCACCCGTCTCAATATCCGTCGCCCAAAATGCTTCACCCGGTGGGCACGGGTCAATAAACATCTTTTTAACCCATGCATGACCTTTGTTTCCGGGGTTAGTGGAGGCTCGCATGTACACAGGCAGGTCAGAAGCTGCTGTACGCAAGCGAGAACGCATGTAGTTCCACGCAAAAGGCGTAGCCCACTGCGTCAATTCGTCAAAACCAATCCAACTGAACGACAAACCCTGATATCGCAGCACGTCTTCGTCGCGATCAAGGTAGGACATCCACAACCTACCACCACCCGGCACTTCCCATTGGAACTTTCGCTCGCTCCATTTGATGCCGGGGATGATTTTAGGATACATCTCCTGCGATTTCCACACCAGTTCACGAAGTTCTTCGGTGGTGTGACGCAGAAGCAAGCCAGAAAACTGTGGATGTGTGATGTAGCGCAGAGGATCGGCAAGCATGGCGTAGCTTTTACCACCACCTGCTGCACCTCCGTACAACACTTCGCGCTCTGAAGCCGCTAGAAACGCAGTTTGTGGGCCTGCGTTGGGCTTGAAGATGACGTTTTCAATCTCTACGCTCGGGTATTGGATATCTGTCGTAGAGACTTGTATAGGGTTCTTGGTCGAAGAAGACGGTTTTGTCTTTTTTACCGAGGGTTTCTTCGAATTGTTTCGCTTTCTCAAGCGCGGCTTTGTATCTTCCGGCAAGGGAGAGATAGAAATTGTACTTATTTTTTCGCTTCCGCTCATCTCTTAGCCGTTTTCTTAGTCCATCAAGACTAATGCTTCGTCCTGTCTCCTTAGTCAGCCACGCTGCTACTTGCTTATATGTGTAGCGCTTACAATATTGCTCAGCAAGCTTTAGAGCATCAAGCTCTTTTGGGATTGGAATGTACCAACCCGGATCATTTTCGTCAACGTAATAGCCAAAAGGAATAGTTGGTTCTTTCCGCAGCCGTGGTATCTTGACGTATTGTGTACGCTCTACAGGTTGCGGTAGTATCCAACTTCCTAACAGTATCCTAGACATTTACTCCGAAGCATCTTTAGGGGGCAAAATCATAATGCCACCGCTAGATTGTACCTCAAGCTTTTCTGTTTTAACAACACCTGATCGATCAAGCAAGTCTTTGGCAGCAGCAAGCTTTTCCTTGATGCCGAGTTCTGTCGGATCATCAATGCCGTTAACAACAGCCATCGCAGCCTTCGGTGCGTGCATGGCAATGTAAAGCTGTGTTGCTTCGATGATGTGCTCTTTCAAGCTATTCATCAACTCCTTGGTCGGATAGTTCTTGCTATAGCCTGCCATTTCTTTGGCAACCGTAGGACTGCCATTGGCTTCGCCAAGCAGAGCGTCAATGAATTTCTTTTGCTGTTCGTTGATTTGTGTTTTCATGATTAGATGCTGTTGGCAAAGTTTTCTTCTGTCCGAATTGATACAGTGATTGCACTACTACCAATACTTGCAGAGCCTGTAATCTTATCTCCGCGATCAAGATAGAACGGATTGGTAATCTGCAAAATACTGCGAGGCTTTAGCTCTACAGTATCCATAATGTCATACGTCGTCGTAGTAGCAGCGCTATACCATTGCAACGTTACATTGACATTATTATTGCTACCATTGGAGACAAAGATGCTGCTAACATCTGCTCTAAATCCAGCAGGAACGACATACACGTCTTGTGTACTTGTCGTAAGTACAGAACCAATTGTGCGTTTCTTGTTACTCATTGTGTCAAATCCCAAAACGCAATGCTGCCATATGCATCACCGGCAGGAGTTGCAGAGTCTACTGTTCTAATTGCAAGAGTGAGAATATCGCTAACGCCTGCAAGCGATGTTCCGAGTTGCAGCGACCAGTTGTATCCGGCAGGATCAACAAGAGGATTGACACCACCGCTGCCACTAGAGGTTACATAGTCTGTTTGAACAATTGTTCCGCCAGACAACGCAGTTGCTGACGTGTCTAGTTGAACGTTGCTTGTTGTAGGCATTGTTGTCCACGACGCACCAGTCAGTGTCGGATTGGTAATGAGTGCAACTTCGTAGTTCTGACTTGTGATTGGCAACACCTGCATACGACCCGGAACAATGACGGCTCCACCAGATGCAGACGCAAGTCGAATCGACACAATGGGAAGAAACGTAAGACCAATATTGGAAAGCTTTGATGTACGTCTTGCAATGTGCGAAGGAGAATATTGTTCGTAGCCGCCTTCCGAAACAACATTAGAACAAATCTGCTTCATGCTAGAAGCCGATGCTGTAGTGCCAGTATTTTCTATTTCGTAACGAATCGGCAGAATCGCAGTGGTCATGTAGACACTGGATTGAACGTTAGCGTTGTGGAAAGTGTGGCAGACGACATATGTTCCATTGATGATGAAGCCACAACGAACACTGCCAACACCTAGCCATTCAACGTCTGTCCAGAAGATTTGTGTCTTTGATGGATCTAGTGTGTAACCACTAGGCCCAGTGCCATCAAGCTTGTCACCATTCCAATTTGCCTGAGTAATTGTCCTAGCATCACTAGGTGTGCCCGGTGTCGGAATTGAATTGGAACGAAGAACAAAAGACAGCGTTGAGTTTTCCTGCTGAAAGAAAACACCGTTTTCTGTATTGAAGAAACCAACACGCTGTCGAAGATTTGTCTTAGCCGCATTCATTGCGAATGTAGCCAAGATGAGCAAACTCTTACCCGGCTGATACGACATGCTTCGGAAAGACTGTCGCACCACTCTAGATCCAGAGGCTGTCGTTACAGACATCTGTACTGTCGACTCATTCGCTAAGAATGTTGTCGATCCACCAGTGGCTGTACTTGTATCGAATTGGTTGTCAGCCGCATAACGCTGTTGACTATCGAACAACGTATACGGCTGACTCACCCTAATGCGACCAAATGCGTCTACATTAGTGCCGTTGATGGAAACAGTGTTGCCATCATCAGCAATGCGTACAAGTGCGGGATAATGAGTGATGCTCACTTCTTCTTAGCCTTACGAGCCTCAGACAAAGCAATCGCGATGGCTTGCTTCGGATTTTTGACAACAGGAGCTTTCTTGCCTTTGCCGCCATGAAGAGTTCCTTCTTTGAACTCTTTCATGACGACACCGACTTTAGCTTGCTGTTTTGCAGAAAGCTTTGTAGCCATTTACTTCTTCTTCGTGGCACAGCCACCCATAGCCATCTTCGTCTTACCCTTGCCCTTAGCCTTAGCAGGCATGGCAATCATAATGGCAACACCGGCAGCAGGCTTCTTAGCCATACCACCCTTAGCCATCTTCTTCTTGCCTTCCATCAGGCACTTGCCTGCCTTAGCGCAGGCAGCGGGATTGGGACATCCAGCACAAGTTTTCATCACTTCTTTCCTTTCATTTTAGGAGCGGCAAGCTTGGGCGACTTACCAATTGAAGGCTTCTTAGGAGCCTTAACACCGGCATAAATGGTGGGGACGCTTCCGCCCATCGCCATCTTCACCTTCTTCTTGACAGCCCCACCCTTGTACATCTCTTCAGCCTTCTTGCGGGTTTCGTCGTCAATGTTCTTGTTGCGTCCTTCGCGCACAGACGCCTTCGGGCCTTCAGAAGCAAGCTCTGTCGTGTAGCGCTTGCCTTCCCACGTAAACGTCTTGTCTCCGCCCTTGCGAGCAGCAGCGAAGGCTTCCTTAAACGTTGTCTTCTTCTCAGCAGCCTTCGGAGCTTCGTCTTCGTCGTCCATTGTGCGAGAGGCAACAGCAACACGCTTAGGCGTTGTGTCCTCTTCGTCTTCCTCACTACGCATACGACCACGGGTACGCTCAGCTTCACCGCGCGCAGCAGACCCTGCGCCATAGCCTGCACTGACAGCACCTGCGCCCAAAGCAACACGACCACCAGTGCGGATAGCAGCCCTACCACCGGCTTCTTGCACGCTCTGACGAGCAGCACCACGCACTGTAGGCTCATCGTCAACGTTGAGAGCACGACGCATGGCAGCAACATCGCTACGCTGCGACTTCACAACGTCTTCCTTCAAATCAGGAGCAAGACGATTTTTACCTTTATTGGTAGCGCTACCGAAGGTGCGACCCAATCCTTTGCCAACAAGTTTACTCAGAGCCATATATTACTTTCTAAATTTTGCAGCCTTAGCCGCCACCTTCTCGGGCTGAGCAACAAATTGCTTACCCGCTTTGTTACCCGCAGCCTTCGCTGCGTTTGTTGCCTTCTTCTCTGACTCACTCAGAGCAGACCATGCCGCTTTAGGCAGATAACGACGCTTGCCTTCAGAGGGCTTGCCAGAGGACGTTGTCCATTCTTGATCAGTCCACTTCGACAAAGACTTTTGTGCTTCAGTTTTCTTACCGCTGTAGCTTCCGCCTTTTTCTTTATATATTTTACCCGCAAGCTGCATAGCTCTGGCGGAATGCTTACCACCCATCTTCGCCTTTGCTTGCGCCTTGGCAGACTCCCAAAGCTTTTCGTTGGTGCGTCCCATTATCGCTTCAGACTCCCGTCCTTGTTTCGCACAACTGACCGATTTGAAGAAGCAGCAACAGCGCGTAGATTGCCGCGCTTATTACTGCCACCATTAGAAATCGGTGTTTTGTGATCAACGTCTTTACCGTCGCCCTTCTTTACTGCGCCTTCTTTCTTCAGCATCTCACGCGCAGCATTGCGCTGAGCACGCTCTTTGACGCGCTGCGGCTTGCTTTCTTTTTCCCAACGAAGCTCTTTGCTGTAGCTTCGCTTACCATCAGTCATGAACGGCATATTAGCAATTCCACGCTTTCAAAGACAACGCCTTACGTGTCGGCTTACCTTTGTCATCCTTCATCGGCCCCGGCATACCACTCATCCGCGCACAGAACGACTTACGACGCTTAGCGTCTTTCTCCGTCTTCGGATTTGGTGCAGGCGGTTTCAAGTTGCCACCAGTGGCTTTGTTGTACGAAGCCCTGCCTTTGGCGTTTAAGCCGCCTTTGGGATCTTTGCCTTCTTTGCGTTGCCATGCAGGAGTTTTCATAAGGTCGCGTTGTAACAGCAAAACAAACAACAAGCAACAAAACACCCGCTTTGGGGCAACAAGAAAATGTTTGTGTTGGTGGTTCTATAGAGGCTATGTAGCTGCCGTGTCAAGATCGGCAGACTACATAGTCGCTATCACTTACGACGTCTATTCACTACGCCTTCATACCATCCTTCGTCTCTCATCGCTTTATCAACGAGTGGAAGCGGTATCAGAAACCCCGTATGTTTTTCTAATGCTGCTCTAACGTAATAAACATCAGAATGAAAACCAACGGTTTTAACTTCTTCGCGATGCTTAAAGATTTCTTTCATCGCTACCGAATAATAACTATGCGGAGGATCGTTGACTCTAGCGCTAAGTTGTTCTCTTGTTTTAAACGAAGACATAGGACGTCCTTTCTGATGATGTATTCATCAGAACAACATCATAACAACTTTGAATAAGGCTGTCAACATATTAGAGAAATATTGACAAGGTTTAAAGATGATTGCAACTAGTAGCGCTGATGTTTATTTTATTAACAAGCATCAATTATTTAATAGTTGCTTTAAGAAGGAGTGTTGTAGATCTATATTACTACGCTGTATAGACGGACTTAGCCTTCCTGCTAAGCCTTTACACAGCGGTGTTATTATGGACACCACCACGACTCGACGAGCCTTTCGACATTGGGATGCTGCCTTCGCCGTCCCGTTGCGCTGTTTCAATGTCTATCCCGTGGTAGCGCTGTTAACGACTGTGTCGTTCGTTGATCGCCACCGTTACCCGTCCGATCAACGGCACCAGTTTTACATAGCTAACGTGACGATGTCAAGCGGAATAAATGGGGACAGAGTCGTTTTTGCTGTGCCCTAGACTTTGGAGGGTTATGTTTTTACATCGACGAGCGATAATACGAATGCAAATGCGAACAATTCTCAATTGAGATGGTGTAGGCTGTGTAGCTGACGTGTGCAAGCGGTGGCGAGCGGGGCAGATTATCAGCGTGTGTGCGGAGCGGTGTAGAGCTAAGAATGTGGTGGAGACTGTGTTTCCTTGTTAGTGGTTACTAACATAACTAAAAATACCTGATCTGTGGGCGAGGCTGTATATAGTAGCGCGTACACCCCCGGGTGGCCCACGCCCGGCTACGCTCGCAGCAACTTCGTTGCCGTGTGTGTGCGTGTGTGTGATCGCGCATAATGCGCTGCGTAGCACGATCTCACGCGCATCAGATTCCGTTAGGAATCAAGCACTTAGCCTATGTCTTTGACATAAGTCGGAGTCCGATTTTCGGGGTGTTTTTGAATATAAGTTGCCACTTATATAAGCCGAAACTGATATCCCCCTTTTCGATGTACAACATCGAACTACCCCGCTCGACGTCGACCGAAGCAAAGCTTCGCATCAGA